GCCCGCCGCGGATAAGTAATAACCTTAAACTCATTGGCATAGTTCTTTGCATGAGACAAAACTGTGCTGGTCATGCAGTTGTCAAACACGGCGTCTGCCTGGCTAAAGGTTGACTCAAGGATCAGGTAATCACCACCCTCAGTCATTAAATAATCGCCACCCTCGGTCATTAAATAATCTGTTTCTTCATCCCATATGTATATCTTAGAAAACGCCTTCTGACTTCTGGTATAGCGCCCATCCACTGCCAGCACCTCATCGTCGGTCGGTGATTGCTTTATGTATACATAGCCCAGTTCCGATAGCGCGACCTTGGATAGTTCCTGCATGGCATATACTCTTCTTTTAAGGGTGTCAAATACATTTGCGAACGTATCCTGTCCGGTATTGTACTCGGTTGCCCGTGGCGCAATGGGCATATTTGCTATAACAAGCGGCACGACTTCGTCTATCCGTTTATTCTCTGCAAACGTTGGCAGTTTGATCTCGTGTATTGCAGTCATGCCCATGTAATCTATAACAGTCACGCTGGTATAATTAATAAAATGCGTAGGGACAATTTCAATGCCATCTGCCGGAACAGTTCCATAAAAGCGAGTACGCTCTTTGTTTTCGTATTCAAACACAACGCGGAATTTTACACCCGTCTTAAATCCGGATACACAATTAATGTGGCCAGGTGTGTATTTGTTGTTTATGTTCTTAAGAGTAAACTTAAGCATGCCGGTACTGGCGATCCTATCCAACAAGCCATTCCCCATAATGCCAAATTTGCATGACACAGTGCCCAGTACTTCATCTGCCACATCCGTCCATACCCCCGTGCTGAATTCAAACTCATAACGAATTGCGCCATATTTCATCAGACACTCACCATAAGCATTGCATCTCTGACCGCCACAGCAATGTCTCTTGAAGTCGGCAGGCGCTGGATTGCGGCTATCAGGGCGCTGTTATCGTTGGACGATGTGTTTTGGGCATACTGATTAATTTTGTCATGCGCCACAACGTAACTACTGGCATTGGGCACTATTATTTCAGGACCTTCTTCTCCGACGATGTAGGGATGGTATGCACTAGCGGCGCCACCGCTGGCACGTTCATCGCCCACCGATACACCCCCGCCCGTGCCCGACCATGTACCTGTTTTATAGCCATACTGTTCGATCAGTATCTTGGTGCGTATCTCTCGTGGCAAACCATTCAAAGCGTCAGATAATCCTGCCACAATACCGGTTCCATCCAAAGCAGCCTTATTAACCGCCTGTAATGCCGCAAAGTATTCCCATTGAGTTAGTGTGCCGTCGGCGAATTTAGATGTCAAATCATCAACGGTATCCCTGAGCGTAATATCCTCGGTCGTCAATGTCCCGCTCGCAAGTGCAAGTGCATCCGCCAACCAGCGATTGTTGTCAAGCTCAACCCCCTGATCTATGAGCGCCTGTGTCGCCCAATCAGCCGTTGATTTGAATTGATCTTGTGCAGCCTTAAGATTAAGTGTGGCTTTTTCTAAACCCTCTGTACCTGCTTTGGCATCTTCAGCCGCTTGTTTATAGGACAGGAAAGCGCCGGTTAGTTTTTCTGTGTCTATAACAGTCCCATCAATGTTAAAGCCTAGCCTTCGCATTTCATCTTCTAATGTATCGCCAACATCTACCAATCCATCAAGATAATCCTTGAGCGCCTCTACGCCACCGTATTGTAATGCTGTAAGCGCCTCACTCCTCTGTTCGTCAGACAAGAAGTTTGCCTTAGACAGCGCTTCAACTTTGTTCTGCATATCCATCCGCTCGGTAAGCGCTTCGTATACAGTTGTCTTAGTTTTAGACCACCATGAGACCATGCCTGTTTGAGATATTTTCGCAGCATCCCAGTAATTCTTCTCGGCAACCTGAGCACGCTCGTAAATACCAAGAGTTGTTTCAATTATTCCGCCGGTCTCTTGAATTAACTTTTTACCCTCTATAAGTGTCGCATTGGTTATAGCCCGCTTTTGTTCGTCTTTAGTTAATGCGTCCGTGGATTTGCCGATCGACTTTGCGTAATCTTCATAAGCAGCGTCTGAGTCAAGGATGATGCCCAGGTTGTCAAGGATCATTGCTGAGCCACGTCCGAGACCACGCACAATGTCATCAAACGCCTGCTGGGTCGTCATGCCCATAACTTGCGCGCGGATAGCGGCGATTTCCATCAACGTAGCCATCTCGCCCGCGTCTGACGTGACTCCCAGCATCAATGCTTTGTTTGCAGATGCCATAATGTCAGAATCAGCTACCATGCCCTTAGCAGCCTTGCCAACTTTTTCGACGATCTCATCCATGTCAGCACCCATGGATGTAGCCAGTCTCGAACCTGCTAACTGGAGCTGCTCTAACTGCGCACCTTCGAGCGAGAACTCAAAGGCTTTCTTTGCTGTCGTAACCGCAAGAGTCAGCAATCCGGCTGCCGTCAGAGCTGGCAGGAATGACTTAGCAAGCCCTTCCAGGCTTCCCTTTGCGCCGGTCAGCCCCTTCTCAAGCCCATCGGTCTTTGCGCCTATATCTGCATAAAGTGAAGCAATACGTATTCCTATAATACACCTCCTGTGTTATAATTATCAGGGGATAGAAGTTGTCTTATAAACAATTTCGAAAAGATGGAAACCTTTGCCGTCCTTCCCCTAAAATTACAAAGGCCGCCAAAAGGAGCGGAACAATGACAGCTCGTAAATATCCAAGGTTTCTTACATGTGAATATTGCGGGGAGATATTCGAGATTCATCGCCATTATAAAAAACCGCCTCGCTTTTGTTCTTGGAAATGCAAACTTCTCGGTTATAAACTTCCAAGCGCTGTATGTCTTAATTGTGGAAAAACGTTTGGAGCAAAAGCTTATCACGGAAAAGAAAACAGACAGAAATTTTGTTGCATAAGTTGTCGTCGTGTTTATCAATCCATAAACAAACAACGTGTAACCATTGTGTGTGATAGATGTGGAAAAGAATTTAAGGTTTTTCCAAGTCGTCTTAAGTATGGCAATCCACATTATTGTTCTACTTCTTGTGCAGGGAATATGAAACGCACCGAAAACGAAAGATTTACTCGACTGAAAACCACCACGTGGAAAGAAATTAGGCAATCGGTTATTACCCGCGACAACAGCAGGTGTAGAATTTGTCAGAGCGATAAGTCTTTGATTGTTCATCATATTGACTCGTGGTCTAAATCCAAAAACGATTCTCCAGATAATCTAATTACACTATGTAGATCATGTCACTACAAAGTCGAATGGTATGGTTTAACGTGTCCTGATCCATTATTTCCTCAATAAACTATTATTGGCTTTAGCTTTGCCATCGCGGATTTGTAGCCACTCGTGCATATCCGCCACACTAAGCGCGTCTACATAATCAAGCGTCCATCCTGTCGCTGCCACAAGTTCCCATCGCCAATACTCGAAAGGCAAACCAGTGCCATCACGTTTGATCAGTCCGAAGTAGACGCGCTTGCTGAGTTTTTTTCATCTTCCAGCGGATGCGCAGCGGTTTCACGAATGGCTTTGGCAATCTTCTGAAAATCTGTAAACGGTAGTTCTTCCATTTCTTCAGCAGTCAAGCCAATGCAACGCCCGAATATCGCATCACTGATAGTGTTATCGGTATCCAGTCGCCACATCAAGCGCCACTCTTTGATCGTGACTTTGGTTAAATCAACGCTGATCTCTCTCCCATTTATCAGTTTCATGATTACCAGCTCGTCTCGGCTACGGCGCCATTCTTCTGGAATGAGCAAGTGATTTCTACCACGTTATCGTATGGATAGAGCATCTTTGCGCCCATAGCAATAGCTGGGTAGCTTTCTTTTGGCTTTCCAGACGCCGTGCCTTCGGATGATAAGATAAGCGTGCCGCCAACCCCTGCAGCCAAAGCTGCCTTGATGACTGTTCCACCGGCTTGCATAAGCCCTGCGTACTCGATGGTTGTGTCTTTGATGGTGGCGATGTATGTCTTATCTGTGTCAGCACCTGCGGTTGTGTCCGCAAGTCCGATGCTTGGGTTAACGGATACCGAGCGATAATCCGTACTCAGCACCGCAGTTCCACCTGCGTGAACCCACTGAATATTCGCGTTCGTGCCAGTATAATCTGCCATTTTATTACTCCTTAAACTAAGATTTGTCTAATCTGATTCGATAAAAAGCACCGATTGACCACGTGGTGATCCCTGCCGCATCTTTCTCTGGCATCGCGATCTCTGTTTCCCGCGCCAGCCAGAAGTTACTCCAACCTGTTACGGTTAGAGTTTCCTTATGCAGCAAATTACAAATAGCAGCGTCAATTGTTCCGCCCTGCGAGGCGCTTGACGCGAATGCCCTAATATAGACAAGCTGTGTACTCATCTCGTGCGGCGTTATGTTTTCAACCCCGCCGTATTGATAATTCCAAACAACGTAAGGGAGCGCCTTCCCTGACGGAGCTTCGCCGTGATAGATAGCCGTTCCACCAAGCGCCGTTGTGAGCGCAGTGCCGCCAGAGAGAACGTTATAAATTGACGTATTCAAAGTATTGAACAGGCTTACGTTTGTCATTTTATCAGCTCCGTTGAAAGCGCCTTCTCAAGTTTAGCTCTTTCCATTTCCACGGCAGGAGTCAAAAACGGGCGCGCTGCCATCCTGTCAGAACCATCTAAATTATGAGTACCAAGTTCCACGTAAGGCGCGTATTCTTGATAATATTCAACAGACCAGCCATCGCCTTTCTTCACCGTTTCTACATTGCTTCGTAAAGCGCCAGTGACATCTTTATATGCTGTTGTTTGCTGTGATGTAGCCTGGATACTAAATGCGCTTTTCTTGACAATTTTATCCCTGTTTATCGGGATAGTTCTCAACAGCTTATCCAGTTCTGTTGTGTCAATCTTGACGCTCATCTGATCAACTCCACTTCCGCGCGCTTTGCCACAATCCATGAGGTTGTATCATTGACGCTTATCACATTATAGGTATTTCCCTCGTACAGAATACGGTTAGCAGGTGTAATTACAGTGTCATAATGCAGGCTTAACATTGCCCGCTTGTACACCTGTTCAGCACCGGCTGCCATCTGTTCATCTCCACTCACAAAGTCGAATCTACACTTTGCTGAAGCAGTAGCGGTGCCCCACGTTTCTGTTTGCCCGCCCTGACCATCTGCAACAATAGTCAGGCTGAGAATATCGCATGTGTCAGGAAATAGTTCCTCTACTGCGGAGCGCATACCGGCAAGGTCCGCAGATGATAATTGTGTCATGAATCACCTCTCATTTGCTCAAGTTCTGCAATACGCTTTCTTAACGCGTCTTCAATAGGGCGATTATCCCAATATTCAGGTCTCACGGCGAACATCGAAAAGCCTTTGCATGTATGAACCAGCATAAGATCGCCGTTTTTTGATAATTTTGGTAAGGCTGGTAATCCCTCTACTTCTTCACCACAAAATGGACATGGTTCATGTTTAGTCATGCTTTATCTCTTTATCATACAGTGCTCTTTCTTTATCAGTCCATGTGTGATTATGTTCCACAAGCGCATGCGCAAGTAGATCAACCAATTCTTTCAATCCCTCATTCTGTGTTCGTAGTTTGTCAATAACTGTTACTATGTTTCGACTTGCTTTTTCTTCATTCATCATTCACTCTCCTTTGTAATCATTCAATAAAACTACCTGATTACCCAGTAGTATTAATATAATGGCGGAATAATCAGTAGTCACGAATCATCCCTCACGATCTTGACCTGAAACGATCCACTGGTAGACATGCCTTGAAAGTAAGAAGCCATTTCAAGGTATGTTTTACGAAGCTGAGCGCGGTCAATTCTATGCCCGTCCGTTGAAAAGTCGAACAGCTTTGCCACGTTGGCTGCTTTGTGCCGCCATATATCAGCAGCAGCCGCGTTCAAGTCATAATGCCTGCCGGTTAAGTAATAATACACACCTTCCTGGTCAGTATCAAACGTTGCCACGCCACCAGAATAATCAAACGTGTAGTCTGTACTGGCAAGCGCAGAACCCGCCCCGGTCTCAATTCTAAATACCGCCGTACCACTTTCAATATCGTTTATGCCAGAACGGTACTCTGTGTATACAACGGATCCACCAGAATATTCCTGAACCGGCCATAGTTCTGCTCGATCTGCGTTCATGCGATAACGATCAAGCACCCGCTGGATTTCAGTATCATCCCAATAGGTAATTGTGCGCCCTTCGGTAGCGATCTCCCATTCAGAGATACCAGCGTCCGCCAAGCCCCTGACGGTTTCAATCAGCGTTATCATGCCTGTTCTAACTGTCATATTTGTACCTCGCTATTTCCTGCTCATAGATTGCCTCATATCGCAATCCCATGGCTTCTAGTGTATGATCTTTTAATACGTGTTTGCGTGCCGCTGTACTTAATCTCTCCCTTAAGTCGGCGTCTTTGATAAGTTCAATTATACCATGTTTTAGCGCAAGCGCATCACGTTTCTTGACAATTAATCCATTAACACCGTCTATTATCTGCGCCTTACCACCAGCAATATCTGTCGTTATACATGCGCACCCAGATGACATTGCCTCATTCAAGCACAGTCCCCATGTTTCTTCGTAGGTTGACGGAAATACAAATATATCCGCACGTTTTAATCCAAGCGCCACCTGCTCTCTCGTTAGCCCAGTCATCAGATTAACCCTGTATGGAGTACCTGTTACGGCATCTCTTAAATATTTCATTCCCTTTGCGGGATAATCAGCCCATGCGCTGGATGTGTAAATGGCGATCTCATTCCCGCGCTCTTTTGGGTCCGGCTTGAATAAATCTGTATCCACACCCAATTCACCAACATAATCCACTCGCATGCCATTGCGTCTGTATATATCTGCTGTGTATTCATTCAATGTAAGCACTGGCGATTTGTTAACTATTTGTAACCATTCGTCAGGCGCATGTTTCTCAATGCAATTATTATCACACACTCCAGATACAGCCGAACAGCCCTCGTCCCAGTTCCTTAGTAACATCCGACCACCGCAGAATGGGTAATAGTCCATCATAGCCCATAGGTGTGGAATGTTATGATCTTGCAGGTACTTAATCGGCTCCCAGCCCAGCAGGTTAAATATCGTGCCTACCTGGATAATGTCGGGCTTGAATGTATCTATTGCCTGCTCAATATGCTTGCTGTGTAACCAGGCAATGGTATGACCCAATCCCTTCAAGGCTGCTGTCAAGTCGCGTAACATGCTTTCAGCCCCGCCCCCTTTACCTGGCCCGCGTGTGTCCTCGTGCATTAACAAGATGCGCATAAATAATCCTTATACCAATCGACTGTTAGCTCAAGCCCAGTATGAATATTACAATCTGCTTCCCAGCCAAGCATTCTGATTTTGTTACAATCCAACACCTGTACTGGTATTTCGTAAAAGGCATGTTTCTTTTCAATCCATTCAGGGACCATGCACACCGCGTGTTTTGTGATTATATCCGCAACATCGATCGGAGAATACTGTTCCCCAGAACCCACGTTATAAGCACCAGGCGATCCACTTTCAGCCAGCAGTATATACGCTTTGACTGCGTCATCAATATATAGCCATTCGCGTTTAGCTTCCGCAGCATCGCCATAAATCTGTGGAGCTTGACCGCTTAATGCCAGCCTGCAACTATTAGGAACTAACCTGCTCCAATTCAAATCACCCGCGCCGTAAACATTAGCACACCGTACAACAGTCGCGCCATAAAGCAACCCAATGTGATCAGCACATGTTTTGCTCACCTCATAAGCCCCAGTAGGTTTTAACGGCATATTCTCTGTGTACGGTTTCCCACCGTGATCTCCATAGGCTTTATCGGATGATGCAATCAATACCCGCTTTCCCCATGGCAGTTTACTGCAAGCCTCCAGAACGTTGATAGTACCCAATATATTGGTGCGCAGTGTGAGCGCTGGCGCTGCTTGTGCAACCCTAACAATTGATACAGCTGCCAAATGAAACACCCATTCGGGCTCACTGCTTGTAATAACCCTGTCAACAAAGTCAGCGTCCGTGACATCGCCATATTCAATCCTGCATTTCACTTCTAAAGCATCAAGGCTAGTAAGTCCTGATCTATTCAATGACGCGCCGGTTACTTCGTGTCCACGTTCGACAAGTTCTTTGCACAGATTAGCTCCCAAGAAACCTTCTGCTCCCGTTACTAATACTCTCATAGCTCCCTCATTTGTATCAACCATACTTCTGGTAAATCCGTATAACAAACAGAACAGCCAAAATGACAATCTTTCGGCTCGGTCATTGCCTTGAAGTTAGCATCAAACAGATTACCGAATGGCTCGTTTCCTATCTGCATATCAACGCCACATCTGTACACATTGCCAGAAGGATCTGCTGTCCAATGATTACATCCCGCGGTACATTTTCTATCTATACCATCCACTGCATCCCCCTCTTCCCATGCCTGGTAAGTCAACAAGGTGTTCACATCTTCTCTGTTTCCAGCGCCCTCGTGAAGCACCCGATTGACTGATGTAAAATAAGCTGCCTTCAATTTGTTTATATTATCGGACGCCGTCCTATTGCCAGTATGATCTGATATATTGATCAGCAAACATCCAGGCGGATCGGTTTCTAATAAAGCATTCACACCTTCCGTTGACAGTGCATTGGTTGTTATAGCCCATTGAATACCAGCCTTACCGATTGCATCCAGCACTTTGTCAAGCCCATTGTACAGCAACGGTTCGCCACCGCTAAAGTCTATTGCTCCTCCGACTGGCACAGTTCTAATAATCGCCTCGATCCACTCATCAGGTGAATGTTCAATACATTTCAAGTCAATATTGGTATGTGGCAACCAGCAATAAGGACATTTCAACTGGCATTTCCATGATAGGTTTATTACAGCGTGTAACATCATGGGTTTGTTGCCGGACATACCTGCGCAAATATGCCCATCCACTTGTTTATCTGACCCATTGTAAGCCACGGAGTAGGTTGGTTCACCTGAAGCATCTGCATTCCAACGGCCGGCGCTTCAACATACCAACCCTCGCGTTTCTGAATGTTCGCAAGTTCAGTACCAGGCATTCCAGTACAAACTGTGGTCTGTCTGTATTGGATCAATCCTTCCTTGTATGCACTTTCAAGCGCATCCGCTGTTATTTGCAGATCCTCTTCTGTTTCCTTGTAATTGCCAATCATTGTAAACACGCTATTCTCTATGCCTACTTCTCTGGCGAGTCTAAGCGTGTGCCAAATATCTTCAGGTGTCGTGTGTTTCTTGACTGCAGCTAATACCTTTTGACTGAATGACTCTACACCCCACAGGATTGTTGAACACCCTGCCCGCTTGACGTCTTCTAATAGCTCCTTTGTAATGTATCGCTTTGAGCAACGCCCTTGCGTAACCCAATTGAATTTCATGGGCTCAATTCTATCGGCCACGTCTTTCATCCAACCATCAGGAATCTTAGTGCCGATTAGTTCATCGTCATATATAAACAGGTTCTTGCAACCACGTTTCTTCAGGTCAGCCATTTCAATTTCAATATTCTCAGGTGGTCTGTACCTTGTTCTCTGTTTGCCAAATATAAAATTGCCACAGAAAATACAATCCCATGGGCAACCGCGCGTCCACATGCTAATACCAGGCCTGTTTCTCAACATCTGCATATTGCCAACATAAGTGCTGGGCTGTGGGTTGTGATGTGTCCAGTCCGGCATTGGTATGTCGTCTATATCCATTGGTTTGCCAGCCTGAATACCAACCGCATCGCCTTCCAGCAGTTCAACTATATTACCCTCGCATTCTCCGGTCACGACTAAGTCAGCTCCCCAATCAAGCCCAACCTGCGGATTGATGGTTACATGCACACCGCCAACAACTATCCTTCCCGAAAAGCCTGCCGACCTCAATGCTTTTATGCTTGCCTCACACCCCCTGGCTGTAATAGTAAGGCTGGTAAGTCCAATAACATCCGGCCAATTATCAGCTTGTGATCTAAATTTAGACTCCAAATCTTCAGGTCTTACTCCCAACGCCTCAAGATCAACGGCCTCGCAGTAATGACCAGCATTATTGATAACTGCTGACAAGATTGGTAATGACAAAGTAGGCAGCATCCGGTAATGTACGCCACTATACCAAAATACTGAAGGATTGAGTAGCTGGATTTTCATTAGAAGGTCACAAGGTTCATCTTGCTTTCAGAGTTACCAATGCCTTCTTCAATGTCTTCTAACACTGGTTTCCAATAGCGTTCAGTCACCAGGTCTGCGTCATACGCAAGTGCGCCCTCACGTGCTTTCTTCTTATCCGAGGGGTGTTTATACTCTTCAATCAGCAAACTTGTAATTCCTTCAATGCGCGGCAGGTATTGATAAGAGGCAAGTGTGGTATAGAACGGATGCGAGTCTGCTTTTCCAACTTTCCTACCACTGAAACACAATTCGCTCATGGAGGTCCAGTCGCCTACAATAACCGGCGTTCCACACGCCTGCGCCTCAACAATCGGGATACCAAAGCCCTCTCCATAAGACACGTTCATAAGCACATCCATTGCAGAATAAGCGCGTGCCATATAATCATCACTGAAGCTCAACATATATTGATGTTGATTGCAAATGTAAACGTCTTTGCCGATCTTAAGTTCCAGACCGTTGATAAACTCAATCAGGTTTACCGACTGATTTTGTCCATTGACTCCATCATGGGTGTGTAGATAAAGGATCGCGTCATTGTGGCGCTGTTTCAATGTCAAGAATGCTGTGATCTGCTCACAAAACGCCTTCCGGCTCGGATTGCCTTTGTTAGCGGCAACCATTCCGACTACATAAGCATCATCTGGTAAGCCAAGTATCTTTCTACTAGCAGCCTTATCAATCGGCTTAAATGTATTAGTATCAATCCCGTGCGGCACGTAGTAATAATCCAAGCCTGCCTGATCCAACATACGCTCCGCAAAGTGACTGATTACAATCCGCTTATAAGCCTCCCTAACAGATTTATATAGTATAGGCGCTATTGGCTCGCTGTCAATCGGAAAATATGGCGACCACCTGTTTCCATTAAGGCTCATCATGCGTGGATCACATACCCACGCATCAATCAGGCTGATAATAATATCAGCCTTTTCAACACTTGCGTTTGCAGCAACAATATCCTGGCCGTAAGGGTGAAATCCTCTTGGATAAATCTTTATGCCACCAAGCTCTATAACCGACCCTTCCAGTCCATAGAACGCGGTTATGCTAACATCATGACCTAGTGCTTTGATGCGCGGCGTGAAGATGCGCGTTTGACAGCCGTATCCGGTAGCAGCCCAGGGTGCGTTGCTAAGCCAGTGCACTCTAAGCGACATAATTCGCCTCCACTAATACGATTGTCCCTTCCAAATATTCAATCGCCGACCACAATAAATCCAGGTTATCGCCAAGCATTCCTAAGGCTGTATTGCATTTCTGACATAACAAGCCCCTTACAGCGCTTGTTTCATGGTCATGATCTACGTAAAGTCTTTTATCTAATTCGCTTTGATGTTTTCCACAAATAGCGCACTTTCCGTTCTGCACGTCAAACAAATCATTGTATTGTTCAATGTTTATTCCGTAAAGATATTCAAATCTTTTGTTTTGACGATATTCTTTATTTTCATCGCGCCATGCTTTGCTTTTTATTGATTCAGTCTCTTTGTTTTCCGCATAATACTTTCTACTATATGCGCGACATTTCTCTCGATGACGATTATCGCTTTCTCTTTTTGCGGCTCTTTGTTTCTCTTTATCTTTATATGGCATGTGACCTCCGATCACTGCCTCCCCGTGGC